GGCAGGATTTCCGAAACAAACTTGTTAAGAACATTTTGGGTCTTGGAATAGCCAAGGTATCTTTTGCGCTTGAAATGATTTACCCCAATGAGGCGAAAGTAACGTGCATGGATACTCACTTGTTCCAAGCGTTTGGACTTGACCAGAGTAAGGATGCTCGCCGCTATATTGAGATTGAGAATTATTGGTTAGGAATGTGCGCCATGTGGAATGTGCCGTCCACGATTGCCCGTGCAATCTTGTGGGACAGGAAGCAGGACAAGACAGACAGCAGATATTGGACTTATGTATTGGAGGGGAGCGACTTCTACGAGGATTAAAAAATGATACTATTTAAATACGAACACGCCGCCCGAAATTGGGCATACCATCAGAGAAAATGGTTTAACAAAAGAACCGAAGTGATTAGACTTAAAAGCGAAACTCCAGAGGGAGCAAAATGGGGAGTAAAAGAAGAATCTTAATTTACGGAGGATAAAAATGTTAACAGCGGAAGCACTAGATATTGTATTGAACATAGCAAAAGAAAGACTCTCTTGCAAAAACACTCAAGTAACGACAACGGAGCTTGAAGCCATCAAAGAAGTAGAAGTTCTTTTATCTTCTTATGATGAAGGAGATGAACCATCAACAGGATGCGACTACGGAATCGGAGGATAAAATGACAAACAGAGAAGCAATGGAAATAGTGTTGAAGCTCGCAGAATTTGGAGACTCAATAGCACAAGTCAAGGGGCTGGACGGAAAACGATTGACCGATAAAGAGAGAGATCAACATCCCGAAGCTATTTATCAAATGCAAGACTACATGAATGACTTAATGAGGGAGGAAGATTAAATGAAACAAGAATTAGAAAATGCAAATTGGATCGTCGAAGGGATCAGAGATAGCCTTGAAAAGATTAAGGCTGCACATGAGGATTCCGAATGGGACACAGTTGCAGAAGCGGAGGAAGTATGGGAATAGAAATGAAAAATTATCACGCTTGGTTTCAAAACAAGAAACAAAACACGGCAATCACCGTTGCGTGTGATGGGATAAGTGATGGTCACGCAGGAGCGCGAGCGTGGATTAAATTTATGGGTACTCAAGCCTTTAAAGAAGATAAGGATAATTGGGAACTAGAAGCATTAGATAGGAGTATATAATTATGGGAGCGCACAATCTAGCACACACAACGACAGCTAAAACGATGAAGGAGGCTTATGAGGACTCTGTATCGTATGCTAAAAACGAACACGGGCATAATGCCTACAACGGAACGATTTCAACCACTAACGGTTTTATAGACAAAACCGCACTATATGAAAGTCTAGTAAAAAAGCATGGAGAGCGTGAAGGCTTGAGCAAGTGGGAAGAAGAAGGTTGGGACAACACAGAGAAGTGGGGAAAAGTTTGGGGTACTCTGGTTCACACCCAGAAGAACAAGAAACAAAGCTACTATACCTTTGTGGGATGGGCAGCAGAATAGGATTAAATTATGGGATACAAAATACTAGACGTTAAAGCAGACATCCATGAAGATGTTGAAAAATACTTTGAACTGCAAGGAACGATGCTTCCAGCGTACCCTCAAGAAAGCTGCGACAAGCTACGATTGAGGACGACTGAAAGGGATATACTCGACATTGTAGACAAACACTTTGAAAAGATAGAACGATGAAAGAACTAAAAGAAAATATCCAATACGCCGTGTTTGATTACATGGATAAATTGATAGAGAATGGCGATATTAACCCACAATTTGGGCAAACAATCGCAGAGGATATTGCTTATGATATTCTTGATAAACACTTTGAAAAGATAGAACGATGAACCACGAAGAAGAAAGGAAGAAAACACTCGATCATCATATTGATGAGAGATTTGGAGAAATATTTTTCATAGCCAAAGAAGAATACGATATAGGAAACAACACAGAAGAAGAACAGCTTCTATACGACTTGTTGAATAATTTTAAATTAAAATTGAAAGAGAGGTGCGAAAACCATTTTTCCGCCACAACCCCAAACCCACAATGAAAAAAGACGAATACGAAATTGTTGAACGCTCAAGCGGCTACTGGATTACTGATGAACTTGGAGTAGTTAATGGCCCATACGACACAGTAAATGAAGCGGAGGACGATATACCAATGCAAGCAGCATTACAATATCCGTTGCCACTAGATTTAGAAAGGACAAATGACTAAATATATATACGAATCAAAAGGAGTGGAGTGTCCCGAATGCGGAGAAACGACAAACCAACTGTTTAACACCACATCTAAAAGCGGCCAAGAGGTTTTGCTATGCGATGCGTGTAGACCAGCAAATGATAATACAATTAAAGAGGGCTGGGAACACGGAGGAATTAACGAATGAACGAGCAACCAACAAACTTAACGCTAGTAGCAGAGACATTGGATATTGCTAATGAGCATGGAATGGCGGCAGAAGTAATGTGGAGTGCGCTCACAATGGCAGCGGAAGCGAACGAACACGATCAGACAATGGAACAGGTACTAGAAGCAGCATTAGGAGAATGGGATATTTAGAAAGGAATAAACTATGGAAATATTTTTTATTATTTATTTGTTAGTGGTTTTGACTTTACCTTTAGTAGCGTTGATTACTCTAGGTATGATTGTCATTAACATAGCCGATGCGATTTTTCAAAAAAAGTAGATTGACTTTCTTAAAAAACCTGTTACATTATAGGTATGACTGTTGACGATAAAAGAGAACGCTTAATGGAATCTGTATTTGAACAGATTGGAGACAGAGACATTCGTGAGATGTTAATGGATGGGGTCTTGGGGTTCAACCAGATGTCTGACGGAGACATCGAAGAAAGATACAACGAAATCTACGGAGACTAAATTATGATTATTAAATGGGAAAAGAACAGTAGAGTCGAACGCCTTGTGGCTGAAGGTAAAATTCGGGACGAGGATGTTATCTCAAGGACACAAACTGATAACTTTCCAGCGGAAGCGGCAACGGTAAGATTAGCAAAAGTAAGAGAGAAGAATCCTAATGTTACGATTCACATTCGCGGCCCAATCCAAAAAACAAAAGGTTGGAACGGTCACGCTTACGAACACGCAACTACTTGTCGGGTAAATTTTGGAGGCTTGACATGGGGAGGAGCAGCTAACCCAACGATGAACTCAAATGGCGACCTTCACCAAGATTACGATTGGCAAGACGTTCACAACGTAGTAACCAGAGTTAAAGAAGCTATGGAGATTTAATGAAAGATAAACTTATTAAAAAATGAAAACTACACCCACTATATTAGAATACCTAGAAGCACATTACCCAGACACAATGAGCGAAATTCTTCTTGCAGATGGTTTTGAGGATGCGTTTCTTGGTGTTGTAGAGAGCTTTGGAAGTCAGCCGAAGGCTTGCTATGACCTTTTAAAATGTATTGATATTCTTATGAACAGGGATGGCATGACTTATGACGAAGCCATAGAATATATGGACTTTAATGTGACACAGGCGTATGTCGGTGAATACACGCCAGCGTTTATCCACCTTAATTGTCACGATGTCTCATTAAGCGGTTTAATACTAAACCTTTTTTCACGGACAGGCACAATGAAACTTGATAAAAATAAAAATTAAACTATAATATGAAGATGATAACACTCACGCATAATAGCTCTGGTCAAACTGTATTAGTTAATTGGGACAATGTTCTTTTCGTTGCTGAAACAGAAAATAATTTTGGCGAAAAATATACGGAAGTTGCTTTCGAGCAGCAAGGAGCAATTCCAGTAAAAGAAAACGTATCAGAGATAGAAGCCTTACTTTCTAAATCTGAATAATTATTTAAAAATAATGAATCCTAAAATTAAGTGGGTTAGAAATAGTAGAATCAAAAAATACCCCAAAATTGACCCATCAAGTATTCTCGAAAAAGAATCTGACGCTGAAGAATCTGATGTAGTTGTTAGTATGACGAATGTTAGTAAGAAGCATCCTACTGTAAATGTTAAGTTCTCCAGAAGCAGAGAAGGAAAAGAGAGGAGAGAAAAAAACACAGCGGGAAAGTGGATTACTAAATCTTGGACAGATTGCCCCAATACGATTGCCAGCATAAACATAGAAGAAGGTGACATCCATTTTAATCGACCTAAAATTAAACATTCTGAATTAAGAGTCTTACTAGACGTAGTTGATGTCGTGTGTGAAGATCGTATATGTGACGTTTACCTAAAGACAGCGGAAATTTGAATTGTTTAAAAAAATTTGTAGGAACGAATCCTTTGGATTCGTTTTCTCCAAAATTAAAAGTTAAAAAAGTAGCTTGACAAAACTAAAAAAAATGTTATATTAAGAGCATAGACAAAAACAAGAAAAAAAACCTACTAAAATGAAACTACAACCTACCTCACGAAATCTCGCGTCAAGCGGAATCAAAAACACAGTCTCCTTTGGAATCAAAGAAGATGGATTTGCACACATTTTCAATGTGTTGCGTAACCAACTCTATTCAGACAAGTATAAAGCAGTTTTGCGTGAGTACGCAGTAAACGCTGTTGATGCTCACATTGAAGCGGGTTGCCCTGACCGTCCCATTGAGGTCACACTTCCTACCGCATTGAGTCCAAACTTGAAGATTCGGGACTTTGGTTGCGCCCTTACACAACAAGAGGTGAATGAAATTTACGCTTTCTATGGTGAAAGCACCAAGCGCAACACGAATAGCCAAACTGGTATGCTTGGCATCGGCTCAAAGAGCGCATTTGCATACGGTGATAACTTTGTAATCAATTCGTTTGTTGATGGTAAGAAACATACTTACAACGCCTTTATCGACCCCTCCCAAGTTGGACAAATCGCCAAAATGGGCGAAGAAGATAGTGATGAGGAAAACGGGGTAGAGATTGTTATCCCTACAAAAGAAAATGACGCACAAACTTTTGTTGATACTGCATCAGAAATCTTTCAATTTTTCAAGGTTCGCCCAATTATCAAGGGGCAAACCGTCAAATTCGATGATAGAAATTCGATTTACGATGAAGAAAAGTGGACATGGAGAGGAAATGACCCCGATGCTGGTTCTTACCACTACCATCGCAGGAGTGGAAGCGGTGATGCTGTTGCAGTAATGGGCAACATCGGGTATCCGATTGATTGGAGTTCACTTAATTGTAATGATGAAGATTATTCCGCACTACAATCGTTGTGCCATGACAACCTTATACTCAAGATGGAAATTGGTGATGTGGAGATTTCAGCATCACGCGAACAACTCCAATACACTGATTACACAATTAAGAATATCATAAAGCGATTACGCGAAACGAAGGATGAGATAGTCAAACTTCTGCAAGCAGAATTTGACGGAGCAAAGACCGTCTTTGAAGCGAAATGCCTCCACGGGTCAATTAATGATTACGGAAGTGGTCTTTACCAGTTTCGCGACTTGGTTAAAGGCAACATTGAAGTCAACGGTGTAAAGATTGAATCTGACCAGTTTTGGGCGGGTAAGGTTGACGGAGTAACCATCAAAACCTTTACAAAAACTCAAAGGTCAGGCAAACTCAAGCTGGATTGGTGCAACGGAATCACTTGCACAAAGGAAGCGGTTGTCATTGAGAATGACTTGCATACTCATCGTGGATTGATGAATAGATTGCTTGCGCTTCCAGTTGAGGAGGGCAAGAAAGTATTTCTGATTGATTACGAAAAGCCTTCTGCCAAGAAAGCGTTCATCAAAGAAACTCATTTTGATGGAGAGACAAGTAAGCTCTCTGACAGACCAGTGCGTAAGCTCAACGAATTTGAAGGCTACGGGCGCGTAAGCAATGGCCCATCTGGCACATGGGAAAAGAACGAGAAGCACTCAAGCAAAGTCTTTGAAGTGGATTGGGAAGCAGTCGGTGGATACAAGGACAAACACTCAAGTTACTGGACTAAAGATTCCGTAGACTTTGATAATGAAGAAGGTCTGTACCTAATCATCGACAGATTCCAGCCAGAAGTAGGGAAAGATGCTACATACCAACTCAACGATTTGCGGCGTTGGAGCGACATTAAGAAATTCATCAAGGGACTTGGCCTTGACTTACCCAAGGTTATCGGAGTCAAAGTTGGTTCCCGTAAAAAAGTTGAGGGTAAAGAAGGCTGGACACACTTCTTTGAGTGGCTTAAAAAGCAAGCTAAAGCCAATGTTAAATCCTTTGAGCAGATTGTCGTAGACAGACGTATGCTCAACGAAGTCCAGAAGGAGTCTTGGGTATGGCAAGAAGATGATAAAAACTTGAGCAAACTAATGCCCAAGGTTATCAACAAGGATGGCACATTCGCATCCTTCTATAAGGCAAAAGCCAAGGTAAAGAAAACCTTGAGCAAAGATGCGCTTGAGTTGATTGAGGCATCTGAAACAATTATGAACAAAATGGGGTTGGAGTTAGAGTTCAAGGTTAAGCCCACAGAGGATTTGCGTAAGCTCCGCAAGCTAGTTGAGGAAAAATACGCCATGATTAACCACATGGAGTACGGTCACTGGAACTGGAAAGCAACTCCAAAGTTCATTGAGGACTTTGCAAACTACATCAACGTGATAGACGTTTGTGGAATCAATTCTCAAGACGGTTCGTAGGTTGTCCTGTCTTGGGATAGGGTAGTACGGGTTCGTAGGTTGTCCCGTACTACCCGTTTTAAAATTTAAAATATATAAAATATTATGAACGAAGAAACAAAAAATCAAATGCTGATAAATTCAGACAGTTATGAATTTTTTCTCAAAGAAACCAGAGAAGCGGAAAGAAACTTCTTCAACCACTCTGAAAAGTGCATAAAGCATATCCATCAAGTGTCAGAAATCGCGGAGAATGAGGGAGTCTCACCCTCCAGCCGAATAAATATTAAAAAATTTAAAAAAGCGCGGGAAGCAGGAGAGCAATTCCTAGTAATGTCAAAAAAGTTCGTGACAGAAATGGAAATGATGAAAAAATTATCTCAAAATGTATTTGATAGTGATTTAGATATACCCGAAGGTGAAAGGTTTGAGTTATTTGAAAACTATAATGAATCAGTAGATAAATCAATAGACTTACAAAAGAAAGTAACAGAATTAATTATGCAAGAAATGAAAACTCTACGCAAATTTGAAACAGGAGAGCATGATGAAGAATAACGAATTAAACACACAAGAGTTGTACCGGATCGCCAAAACCTTCAAGGGTCTTGATGAAATGCTCGCTAAATACGAGCGCATAAAGGAAAATATGCTAGTGATGGATGATTATGACGGTGGACAGATGCACATGGTAGACTTAATTGTAAAAGATTTGAAAAAACTTAAAAAACCTCTTGACAAATCTGAAAAAAGTGGTATATTAAGAGTATAGAAGATATTAAACTATGAAGAACAATTCAAAATCAAAAATTCCGACCCAGTTTAAGAGAGGAGCGCACCCTTGGATAACCAATCACAGTTCCCAGCTTGCTCTTGGGCAACCCATGAACAAAAGACAGTATCGCAGGGGTCTTGCCAAACTAGCAAAGAAACTTAACCTGTCTGAAGCACAGATGACAAATGTTGTCCTACCCAAAATCCAGAAGTAAGACATAAAAGAAAAAAAAGAAAGACACACAGAATATGAATCCATATATCCTGACAGACGAATCCCTCACCGTTGTAATCGACGGTAAGGCGCACACAATGAACCATGACCATCCTGCATGGCTTCAAGCAAAAGAAGCATTGCAGCATGATGATTGGGATAGACTGTCCAATCTCTTTGAGGTTGATAAAGCAGTTGACGATTACTTTGATGCGGAAGCGCAAATCGAAGTAAAAGATGGCGGCGTATTTTTCGCTGGCGAATCCGTACACAACTTGGTTGTAGAACGTATCCTCTCCTTTATGCGCGGAGGATTGCCGTACAAGCCTCTTGTGAAGTTCCTTGGCAAGCTGATGGACAATCCATCCAGACGCTCCGTGGATGAGCTTTACACGTTCTTGGAGCATAAGAATATGCCCATTACAGCAGAGGGCAACTTCCTTGCGTACAAAGGCGTGAATAATGATTTCACGGATAATTACAGTGGGAAGTTCGACAACTCTGTTGGGCAAGTTCTCAAGATGCGCCGAAACGGTGTATGTGATAACGCTAACTTGGGTTGCTCAAGTGGTTTCCATGCTGGTAGCTACGATTACGCCAAGGGTTATGCCTCTGGTGGAGGCAATCTCATGGTTGTAGAAATCAACCCCGCTGACGTTGTGAGTGTACCTCACGATTGCGAGTGCCAGAAGTTGCGTACATCCGAATATAAGGTTGTAGGGCATTATGAGACTATTGAAGCACCACCCTTGGAAGAAGGGCGCGAATCCTACGTCGATTGGGACGATGGATATGAGAACGACTTTGACAAGGGCTTCAACGAGGGGTATGAAGCGGCCAAGGAGGAACACGGATTATAGTCGGGATAAGGGGCGAGGGTTTGGGTTTTTGTTGTTGTTCCCCAAATCCTCCCCCTCTTTTTTTACTTGAATATTTTTTTAAATTTTATCGTAACATGAGTGTAATCCGAAATATGCAGTCGTTGATATTAACCTCTCACATGGAAAAATGGTTGGAAAATATGCGGCACGAAAAAGGTCTTTACCACATGATGTACGATAAGGATTCTATTGCAGCCTTTGAAAAAGAATTTCAGCTTAACAGCAAGCAATCAAAGTCTGCGATAAATGATTGGTACAGCAAACGTGGAGACTAAAAATATGCCGTTTAAAAGAAAACCAGTAGTGACGGTAGGGTCTGGAGATTGGAAAGTAGAAGTACCCAATCCACCCAAACACGCCACACACGCTCGCCTTGTCTGCGACAACCAACTCAAGGATAACGGAAAGCCGAAAGTCGCGGTACTTCCTTTAGCAGATTTTAAATGCTTTCAAGGTGTTTATGGATGGTTTCAATATATCAGAATGAATAACCAAAAAAAGGTTCTTGAAGAATATGATGGAACTTGGTACTGGAACGGAATGGAAGTGGAAGGAATTGATTTAATGGAATAGATATGATATAATTTTGTTCTATCCTACGAGAACATGACAGCCTACCTACAAAGGGGTTTTTTAATATATGAAACGTCCTTTGTCATATACGAAAGGTTGTCATGGAATTATTTGCAATATTCATAAGCTGGTTCTTTTTTGGTATGATATACAATCTATGGAAAATAAGCAGGGGAACGAAAAAGCCAGAAAGATTTGACTAAAAGGGTCTTAAATCACTTGTTTTTTTATTATTAATTATTAATTATTATTCAAGTCAGTACCCGCGAATGTAGGAAAGTGTTGAAATATGGGGGAATGTGGGTTGACTTTAACATTTATTTAATCAAATATCAAGTATTATTTTTACTATTTATATATTATTTCTTACCCAATGAATCAATTATAGCATAATATAGAGCAATTACAATCGCAGCTATTAGAACACTATTCATAATATAATTAAATATAATCTTTAATTAGAGTCAAGGAAAAAATAACAAAAGTTGTGAGAAAAAAAGCTAAATATAGATAAATCTACCCCCGAATAAATATAACTAATTATTGATATTTTATTATAATTTTTTTTTGACAACTACCGAAATATCCGTTAATATAAAAGCGATAATCATATTTTGATAATCCAAATCTGTTTGATGTTTGTTCGTTCATCGACAGACCCCTTCACCCATTCGGGTGGAGGGGATTTTTTTTTAAATATATCACTTGACATAAATGAAATAAGTGGTATAGTTAGAGTATGAAGAAAACCATTATTACATTACTAGCCCTCACACTCACTAGCACGCTTTTCGCGGCAGTACCCCCAGCCCAAAAGAAGGGGCCAGACGCAAATATACTACCTCTGGTAGATAAGGCATTGGCAGAAGCCAAGAAGTCGGATAAGAATGTAATGTTGACTCTCTCTCCCATGTTCTGGGGAAGGAAGATTAATAGTGACATTCAAAAGAATGATTCATTCAAAAAATATACAAATGATAACCTAGTGGTTGTTGTTTTAGATAGAGGTTTGCGCCCGAAGGAAACAGACCTGTTCATCTCAATGTCTCGCAAATATAAGGTCAGGCATTATCCTACAATGCTAGTTTTAGACTCGGAGGGTAAGGAACTGATGCGGATCACTAACAGGAACCTCATCACGGACAAGACTCTCGAAAGCCTTAAAAAGCTAGAGAAAGAGGAGCCTAAAGTTGAGAAAAAAGAAGCGAAATAATGTTGCTTTTCTCCCAAATAAGCCTCTGTCAGTTTACTATTCGGCTGGCAGGGGTTTTTTAATTGTAATATACATACTGTTGAATAATTATTAATATTTATTTAGGCATTTTTGTGAATTTTAATTGTAATATTGATGATTTTAAATGTAATTATTATTATAATGATGATTTTAGATTATTTTATAGTTGCATTTCCTAAAAAACCCCGTATACTGTAGTTACAATGAGCGAACGAATGGCAAAGTTATATGAAAAGGCGTGGAACGAAACAGTATCTAACCTTAATGATTGGAAAAAAGGTATAATTATTAATAATTTTCCATATGAAGATCGTTGCGATAAGGATGTCGCAGACGAGGTTGCACGCACAGCAGCGCGTCTAGCAGAGAAGTGGGAGAGAGAATTAAAAGGAAAAACTACTACTCCCTCACCCTAATATAATACATATAAGAAAATGAGTAACATAAAAGACCACCCTAAATACTGGGACTTACATAAAGAGGTATACTTCAATGAACTTGATACTCTTGATTTTGAAATTAAGAATATTATAATCAATAAACCAAATGGTGGTACAGCCATAAGGTTCAACAACACAGTTGATAGAATAATTAAAGAGCGCATACAAGAAAGTAACAATCAATGCAAGTAGAATTATTTTAATTATTTATTGATTAGGGGTTGACTTTATTAAAAAACGTGGTATATTAGAAGTATGGCAAGAGGAAAGACAAAAGGTGCTGGGAGTTTCGTTCAAGTAAACCTACGCGAACTCAACCGTGTGCTTAAAGAAGATGCGACAGTTATTGTATCGCGCAGATTCGCAGAGACACTATCCTTGCAGACCGACAACTTTGCCGCTACTACTACGAACATCGAAGCTCAAACGCCTGTTAAGATTAAAGCGGAGCAACTTGAACCAGTGGTAGAAGTGAACAAAGAGAACTGGTAAGAAACTAACATACAACCTACATGAAAACAACCGAACGATTCCCCAAGATAGTTGGGCAGAAGATTGCAAAGCGCAAATTAAACTTTCACTTGGACAATTACGAAGCGTCCAGTGTGATACCTCACCTTCTATTTATCGCGCCCAAAGGGTGTGGCAAGACTACATTAGCCAAGGCAGCAGGACAGAATTTACGCGAGGGTGGAGTTGGTGCGCCAAAGACCTTCCTTGAAATTAACTGCTCAACTCTCAAGTCTGTTCCTCAATTCATTAACCAAGTTGTTGTACCACATATTCACCAGAGAGAATGCACCGTTCTATTTGATGAGGCGAGCGAGCTTCCCAAGAGTGTCACGATGATGTTGCTTACCGTACTGAATCCTAATCCAGAGAATCGTACTACATTCTCATTTGAAGATTATGTAATGGATTTTGATTTTAGGCAACAGTCGTTCATGTTCGCTACTACCGAGGCACATAAGATGTTTCATGCGTTGATTGACCGTTGTGACCGTATTGACTTGGAAGAATACACATACGATGAGCTTGCAAAAATTATCCGTATGAATGTTGCTGCTATTGAATTAGATTGTGATAATGATGTCCTTGAGGATATTGCACCCGTTCTCCGTGGTAATGCTCGCGCAGCACAAAAGATGGCAAACAACATGAAAAGTTACTTGCAACGCACCAAGGGCAAGAAGTTTACTAAAAAAGATTGGGACACACTTAAACACGCGCTCGGCATTCTCCCCTTGGGCATCTCACGCATCGAGTTGCAGATACTCCGCGCACTAGCAGAGAAGAAGGAGTCGAGCCTTACCAACCTATCTGCCAAGACAGGACTCACCGTACAGTGTATCCGTCAAGACTTTGAATTATATATTCAGAAACATAATTTAATGGAAATTACAACTGGTGGTCGGTCACTGACTAGCACTGGTCATAAGTATTTAAAAGATTTAGATAGTAAGGTAAAGCCTTGATGCCGTTGGCGTTTCCGCTATGGTTACTGCCCGTACACGCAATCTCCGGTACTTACTATCGACCTTTAATAAAAATAAAATAACAATAAAATATTATGCAACACGACCAAGTAATGATTAATAGAATCAAATTAGATGTAAAAGAGTGGATGGAAACCCACGGACAGGTGATGATGGGAGAGGAAATATCAGATGATGTTTGTAATATAATAGATGAGTCAGTTGAAAGAACAAAAAGAATAAGAGAGGATTGGATGTTGCCAGATAGATGTTAAATAGGATACAATTTAATAATAGTTTAATAATGATTTAATAACAATTCAATAATGATTCAATAATAACCCTGTCAGTAAGATGGGGATTTTTTGTGAGTAAGTTTTGAAGATTTTGCTTGTAAGTTGGGAAGAAATGCGCAGCACGCCGGATGCCAACTTACTCCAAGAAAGTTATTAACAATGCTTGACAAAGTGACGTTCTTGTGGTATATTATAACAATGACAACGCAAACCACCTTTGAACCTTGCAACCAGTGCGGGAATGATGCCTTGCTCCTAGAGGGTAATGACGGCACTTGCTTGGCTTGCCTGTTCCCTGCTCCCCCCAAGGAGCCTTTCGGTGTTATAGAGGGGTGCGAGTGTGAACATTGTAAGAAAGAAAATGCAAGAAAGTGACGATTAAGGGTTGACAAACCTAAAATGTGTGTTATATTTATAGTAGTAAGAGACAACAACAAACTAACCAAGAAAGCAAAAAACCATTATGCCAATTATCGCAAAACAAGCCATCAACCAAGATTACGACTACCGCGTGAAGCAAGTCGAAGTACCCCACCCAACAAAGGGCGGCAAGTCTGGTTACTTTATGAACGTCCGTGAGGACAACGACGAAATTCTCGGCTGGACAAGTGACCGTTATGGTCTGGTCAACAACATGGATTTGCTCGACAAAGCGGATTCTGCTTTCGAGGCTCGCGGCATCGACGTTACACGCAAGGTTATTGTGACCGAGGGTGGCGCGAAAATGCGAGCGCAGTACGACCTGTCCGGTGATATGTTCCGCGCCGAAGTCCCGCAAGTGGGCGACACAATGGCGTACCGTCTCACGGCTCAAAACTCGTTTGACCGTTCCCTCCGCATCTCGTTTGCCTTGGGCTTGGTTCGCCTTATCTGCACCAACGGCATGACCACTATGGAAAAAGAGGTCGAGATGGTTAAAAAGCATTCCCGTCAGGTGAACATTGGCGACATCATTTCCGATGATGCGCTTGACCGTGCGCTTGCCAAGTTGGGCGACAGCGTGAACGTGTTTGGCCGCTTGGCTCAAGTTGAGCTAGAGCAGGAGCAGGGTTTGAACATCCTTCAGAACCTCGCCAATGGCAAGGTGATTTCCGAAAAGGTACGCGAGAGCATCGCGCACATCTGGAACAACCCAACCCATGACGAGGACAAGGGGCGTAACCTCTACAACCTCAACAACGCCGTGACGCAACACCTCACCCATGAGGTTGCGGATGAGCGTTTCGAGTACGCCAACCGTGTGACCAGCAATGTGCTGAAGCGTTTCGACATGGCGGCTCGTAACTCCAAGCGTCTGGAAAAACTCTGGACTCCCGCGAAGTCGGACGTTGTGGTCGTGACTGAATAAGCTCGACAACCTACACCACGCCCCGCCACGCGCGGGGTTCTTTTTTTGCCTTGGCCTAATATTAAAAGGCAGGAGTTTTATATGTGAGTAACCTGTGAGTAAGTTTTGCTAGTAAGTTGTGGGCGGCGCGGCCGCACGCCGGATGCCAACTTACTCCAAAAAAGTTATTAACAATGCTTGACAGGGGCCGGTATGTGTGTTATATTGTAACAATGAAACGCGTTAAAGCCAGAGTAAACAAAGACGGCCTTATGGGCAGCGCGTCCCGTGAGCATAGAGTGAAGAAAGGAAAAGGATCCTTTCGCCGTAGCAAAAAACATAAGAAACCCCTTGACAGATAGCATTTTCTGTGCTATATTATACTATATGAAATTGATATACCAACCACTCGGAACCACTTGTTTAGTAGGCATTGAAACCACCGACGAAGAAAAACGCACGGAGCAGTATTACTCGTTTTGGAATCACGGCGCAACATCGGGCAAGCTCCACGAGATGAGCGACAACTTTCATTATATCACAAGCAGTCCCGAAAAGATGGAAAAGTATTTTTTCAATTCTTCCTTTCACCTACTGTTAAACAAGTTTCCGCAAAAGTATAAAGGCGTAAAAGGTGGTGTTGTGGAAGATGCTCGCAAACTTGCTGCGCGTAGGTTTGAGGATCTGAAAGAAAACACCGAGGTGTTTTATTCCACGCAGCTTGCCAATTACGATTATTCCGTTTCAAAGAGCGAACCTCTCGTTGTGCAAAGCGATGGCATTGCTAACGATGAGGAGGCATGGAAAAGCAAAGCCGTTGAAACCTTGCAAGCTACATCAGCAAAAAGACTTGGCTAGACTTGACAAAAACAACAACCTGTGTTATATTATTATTATGAACGACAACCTACTACGATTTGGCAATCCAAATTCCAAACTCAAGAAACTGATTAAGAAACTCGGCCTTGTCCTTAAAACCTTTACGCTTCCCGCTGGTTGGACGTGTCCGGGGGCAAAAGATTGTTTGTCACGCGCAAACAGGGAAACGGGCAAGATTCAAGACGGGCCTGACACATTGTTTCGTTGCTTTGCTGCCAGCGCAGAGGCAACCTATCCGTCATTACGCAAAATGGTTTGGCACAATTTCGAGCTGTTACGCGCTGCGCTTATTAAGGATAAAAAAGCAGGATTTGAGAATATGCCGCACACAGCGGATCTCATTCAGAAAAGCTTGCCAAAAAAGTTTGACGTTATGCGAGTTCACGTTGGTGGTGATTATTTTGTCAAAGAGTATTTGCAAGCGTGGATTGAAGTTGCCAAGCAGAATCCTGACAAAGTGTTTTACTCTTATTCCAAGAGCTTGCATTTCTTCAAACAGTTTGCCCTTCCCGAAAATTTAGTTTTAACTGCTTCCCGTGGTGGCAAGCACGACGAACTGATTGATTTGCACGGATGGAAAGAAGCTCTTGTCGTTTACAGTGAACAAGAGGCAAAAGAACGTGATTTGGAAATTGACCACGACGACACGCACGCAGCGTTTGGAAAAGAAAATTTTGCATTGTTGATTCACGGCACACAGCCAAAAGGTAGTGCGGCAAGTGTGGCGTTGTCAGCGATCAAAAAAGCAAACAAACAACAACTCGCAACAGCGTAAAAGAAAGGAACCCTATGGAAGTGGCGGCAATCTTCATTGTTATATTATTAGGCGCAATTATATATAAAATGGCATCAAAAAATTAAAATGAAAACAACACAACAACTATATTTACATTCGCATTGTATACTAATTGATATAAAAGAAAGTCAGTTTTATAAAATCCCTTTTCACGCTAAGGGAATCTGGCGCGCGTTAAATAGTATTTAAATAGGGCACTAACATATTTACTCGCTAATAGGGGCGCAGGGTTTTTTTTATTTTTCGCCTTGCGTCCCTGCGAGTAAGTTGGCATACGGCGTGCGGCCGCGCAGATCACAACTTACTAGAGAAAGTTACTGACAACTTACTGACAGTTTCTTAAAAACAGCGAATTTCACATCGGAGAAAACGGGGGTAAACAAGAAACTATTTGCTACCATACCTCACGAAAACAGCATTATCAACGAAAACAATTACCCCCTTTGTCGCTCATTATATAGCCTAATTGATTGACAAATTATTTTGCCGCTCACGAATGATCGACAAACAAGCTTGACGATCAAAAAGCGGAGAAAATGATTGGCAAAAAAAAGTGAAAAAAGTTGCCTCAAGCCCTTGACAAGCGTCTATTTGTGTGGTATATTATAGTAGTTCTTTGAGAGAAGTAGAGAGATTTTAAGTCCTCTGAAACCTACGCTTGAGCTAGGTGGTGCTGGGTTACAGGCCATAAGCGAGACAGCGTGACGGACGAGGCACATTTGAAGGGTGAAATTGGTGCGCGATTGAATAAGATCAGCAGCGCAGCCTGACGCAGGAAAGCCCCTAGTGGAAGCGCGACGAAGCTAGACGGTGATACGATACTGGTCGGGTCAGGTTCGAATCCTGACACCCTGATTTTACCCTCGCCTCAACCGGACGCAGATAAGTAATCCTTCTGTCGGTAATGTGGGAAGCCGTGGCGAGGTAACAAGACCACACCCTGCCAGCAATAACGCGGGCAGGTAACGAAAGGTAAAAAGGCAACTGGAGCGAGTAAGAAGCCTAAACGCGGTTAAGCGGCCAACCAGAATAAACTAAGTGGTCGTGGGTTGGGGATGCACCCTCACAAGAAGCATCCCACATTTTAAGAAAGTTATTAACAACCCTTGACAAGAGCCTGTTTGTGTGTTATATTATAACAAGATGAGCGAGATAGAACAAATGAAAGAGGACATGGCCATGAAACTATTTGGTCGGAGCCGCACCATTGCCCTTGCTGGCAACGAGTGCGTAAAGTGCGGGGAATTCAACCTTGAGTTCCGTGACGAAATCTCCCGCAAGGAGTACAGCATCTCGGCCCTTTGCCAGTGCTGCCAAGACGGAATCTTTGGCGTAGAGGAGGACTAGAATGGACGCCATTGCCAAACAATTACGTCGGGAAGTTTATCGTAATCTTCACTGGAAAGATGAAACGGTTTACTCTGTGCGTAAATGCTCGGATGGACTCGTTGAAGGTCACTCTTATACTATCATCCTAGATGGTAGCACTAAGCACCCCGTCACCTTTGCCGTAGGCCCGAAAGGCAATCAGCGTGTGCGTGATGAGCAGCGCAAAAATGTTCACGCAGTCATTCGTGGTTGCATGGTTAATGCTGTGTGGGCTTATGCTGACATGGATGCGTTTGAGAAGGGTCACGCCAAGGATGCGAGTGATTATTTTAAACAGCAGTACATGGATGAGCGTGAGGGCTACAAGTGGATAGAGGTTCTTTATAATCCTTACAAGTATAAGACCTTTGTGACTCGTGACACAGATCCCTTCCGTGGTACTATTGAAGACGTTATTGAACCAATCTATACCGCTCGCAAAGTAATCATCGGCCCGAAAGTTTGGGCGCAAGTTCCAACGTTAGAAACACAACAAAGTAATTGACAAACCAAAAATCAGTGCTATAATTAAAACATAATGAAAACCTACAAAACCTACCAAGCTCGTAACGCGGTCAAGGCCGCGCAAGTCACCAACCACATCATCGCCCAGAAGAAACTGGGTGTGGCCCATGAGGTCGCCAAGGCAGAGGCTTATCGCCTTTACCAAATCAAGGCAGCCTCGCCCATCCTCCTCCGTCACTGGGGGAACTAGGGCGCAAGCACTCCCAAGCTAGTAACTTGGCATGGGACGTGCAGCAGCCTGTATGCCAACTTACTTTAAAAAAGTTATTAACATCGCTTGACAAGGGGGCGTTTATGTGGTATATTATACTAATGACAGGATACAAGATAGCTCAAGGCACACAAGTGATGCACAAAGACAACCCTCAATGGAAGGGTGTAGTGGTTCAAGACCTTAACCCGTTGCACCCCGTGAACGGGTACGTGATGGTGCGGCACTTTAGCGTATCAATGCCCCTGTGCAGGATGCCCAAGAGTTTGATGATTGAATTGCCTTTAGAAAAAGATTACGTGAATTGCCATTAAAAAAGTTATTAACAACACTTGACAAAGCACCATTTGTGTGTTATATTATAACAATGAAAGCGACAAAGAAAGACTTCGAGTTTACCGCAGCCCTCCTCAACGCAGCCCTCAAGGGTACACCACCATTGAACTTGGTGCAGCTTGCCTCCGCTAAGTTTGCGAAGGATAACCCACGCTTTGATGAGGAGCGTTTTAAGGAGGCTTGTGGGTATTATGACGAATGCGAAAGACTGTTAAAAAACTGATTGACAAACAACCATTTGTGTGTTATATTATAACAATGAGAACGATAGAGCTAGAAGAACACGTTAAGATTTCAGAGAATAGCGAGCCAACGCACGTTCGCTTTACCTACGCAAACCACTCTTACCACGAATATCCCATTGCCGAGCTAGACGAAGCAATCGAATCGCACAAGTGGTCACGCTTGGGCTTGGTATATGGCATCAAGCTAGATGAAAAGTGTGAGATTAAAAACAAAGGCATGGCTACTGGTTGGAGCGTTGACGACTTCATTCAGATTGGTGAAACAGATTATAGTTGGAACAATGAGCAAACTATGTCTCCTGCGTGGGAATATCACAGAAGATAAAATTTATGAAAGAAAAAGAAAAAAACAGCCTAACAATGATTCTGTTCGCGCAGAATGTAGCCGGTGCTAGAAACGTAAAACCAATGAAACGTCTTGAAGCACTTCACAATGACATTGCTGCGTTGATTAACGACGAGAAGCCAACAGCGTCATGGGAATTAACTAAAACAAAATGAAACACGTATCAGTTAGATATCACGACGACACCAGCAAACGGATCTCCTCTGATTGGCAATTCTGCTATGATTGGATGTTAGACGCAAACGCAGAGCGTGAATACACAGACCCCGAAGTTCTCGACATTGTTTGGGAGCAATGGAATGCAGGATCAGGCAATGAATCAAAGCAATTCTTAAACCTCGGTGTTCGTTCGATGATGGTGGGAGACTACATTAACATTGATGGTGTGTGGCATGAGTGCTTGCCTTTTGGCTGGCGTATCAACGTGCCTTGGGAAGAGGTAATGGGTGACGAACCAAAGAAAAAAGAAGGTCACGAACTAACAGAGCAAAAGATAAAAGACGCTCTAATCAAACAACTACTACAAAACAACTAAACAAAAAACTAACCATGAAAAACGGACTATTCACTATACTTGTTATTATTATACTAGGCAGCGCAGCAGTAGCAATTGCAGATGATAGAAAAGAATGCAGACTGACTGACAATCAGATTGTTGCAATGACTATCTGGGGCGAAGCTAGAGGCGAAGGCAAGGCGGGTATGTATGCTGTTGCCTGTGTCATTAGTCAGCGCGCAATCAACAGAAACACAACACCAGCAGAAGTTTGTTTGCAGCGTAAACAGTTTTCTTGTTGGCAAAATCAATTCTCTAGCAATCAAACTCCTGTGTCTACATTTGAGCGCAAACTAAAAACAAAAGAGGGAGCTTATGCGATGCTTCTCGCAGAAAACATCAAAGGGTTAGATCGTAGTTTTGTAAAGTATGCTGATCATTATGTTACATTGAAAACACAAGTCTATTGGATGAACGGACACAGACCTGTTATTGTAATTGGTAATCATAAATTTTTTAAGTTGCGTCGTGGCAACAAGAAAGTAACGCTTAAAGCGCCGCCAGTGAAAACTACTACTGTCCCGTGGTCAAGATACGACACGCAAGGAATAAGGATACCAGCTTACACGAATATAGAGACACAATACATTAACGGAGTACTCACCAGAGTAAAAGTGACGCGTAGTATAAAAAAGTGAACATTAGATAATTTGAGAGCTAATAGTAACTTGGCATGGGGCGTGCGGCCGCGCGGATCAAAACTTACTAGGAAAGAAAGTTATTAACAACACTTGACAATGACATTCTTTTGTAGTATATTATTCTAATGATGAGCGATCCATATAGCCAGATGACTGACGACGACCACGCATCCCTGCGCGCGTGGTTTGATGACCGTGATGCCGAGCCTGTGTGTGATGACCCCCGTCAGTGCGAGTGTGAGGATGCCCCTTGCTGCGGGTGTCAGTAACCTGTGAATAACTTTCCCCTTGACGGATAGGCCTTTATGTGGTATATTATAACAATGAACGCGAGGATTAGAGATGGCCCTTTGCTAGGGGTCGTTAAGCGGGAGCTGACCCCACCCAGCGACGCCGTAACAGTTGGCTAGGCCTAATTACTGGAGTGCCAACGCCGTGCCCCTAGTTCAAGCGGGGATGGGCAACCGATTTTAAGAGTGTGGTACTTCGCGGGTGAGAAACCCCGCCACCAAGGCCCCCCGAGCGGGAAATCGCTCGGGCTCTTTTTTGCTAGTAAGTTGTGGGCGGCGCGGCCGCACGCCAGATGCCAACTTACTGCGAAAAAAAAATGAAAAAAATGCACTCTACCCCCTTGACAAGACCCCCCTCCTGTGGTATATTATAGTAGTTCGTGAGGGTATTCCGACTTCCCCTCGGCTCACGGACTAAGAGCGGGTACTTCCCGGGCGAAAAACCCCGGCATCAAGGCCTCCCGAGCGGGAAATCGCTCGGGCTCTTTAAGGTGCGGATAACTGGCACGGTACGGGCTTAACCCGAAGATTGTCAGCGGTCACCGACGGCGAGTGGGCAGATGCCGTTTAGGGCCCATTACCTTTATTTAGTAACTTGTGAGCGAGCGGCCAGCACGCCGCATGCCAACTTACTATAAGAACTTACTCACAGCCTGTGGATAACTTTTTTCAAGAAAGCCATTGACAAGAGGGTGTTTGTGTGTTATATTGTACCAATGATTAAGAACGGTAAAGTCCAAAACGTAGTTCCCACCACACGCAAGCAGAACCTCGCAGCCGCCAAGGCTTGCGATGACCATTATGAGGCTTGCAGCTTGTTTCGGGCGTTGCAGCACGCTAACGACATGGGGACAGGTGAGGATGACTTTGACGAATTGGCAGAGCATTTCATTAACAAGCAAGGGCTTACGGACTACTGCGAAAACGGATTTAAGAAAGTTATTCACAAGCCTTGACAAAGCAACATTCTTATGCTATATTTAGATATGACAACAACAAAGAAAGAAAACATAACATTCATTCCACCAATCGACCTTGCGGAAGATGGTTGGTTAAACATTGACGGAGAGATTCTCCGCATCACAAACATTCATCATTTTGATGATTTTGGTCATACGCTTGAGACGTTCACTCTCGAAGATGGGCAAGAGGTTTACTCTTACGATGAGCAAGAATTTACCACCGAACTTTACGAGGGTTAAGATTATGAGTATAGAAGAAAAGATAACACTAGAAGGAATGGAGCGCGCCCTAAAGGCCAAGTCCAAAGAGGAAGTAACCGAGATTGCATTATGGGCAAACAACCAATTAAGCTGGGTGTCCATATGGCAGAGGACAGGCGTTAAACCTAAAGAATTGGAGTTTTAAGATTATGAATGACGATTATAGAGATATTCACTTTTTCCTTATTGTTGGCATTGTATCGTTTATTATTATATTAGTAACAGGAATTTATATTGAAACACTATGAAGTTTGACGAATTAAAATTCAGCGACATATCTGAAACGCACGGAGAAAATGCAATTCAGGCATATGTGGAATTGCCGAATGGTTATGATGTTTCCGTGGTGAAGCACAAGTTTTCATACGGTAGCGAAAAAGGTTTGTATGAGATTGGTGTATTCTTTAACAATCATATGGTTGACCCTGCTGATTGGGGTGATACCGTCAAAGGTTGGCAGAATGAAAGTGATGTACAAGATTGGATAAACGTCATTAAAAAACTATAACGAAAGAAAGACAATGGACAAAAATTGGATTGAATTAAGAGCAGACTACGAAAGACGCGCAGCGTATAGCTACGGCGATAGCGGCCAGACATACGAAGAAGCAAAAGAGAAAGCCTTTGACTTGCTTGAAACTACTCGCCTTGGCCTATACAAAGACAAAGTGATGCAGATAGTAGAGAATGGATATGACACGCAAGAAAAGGTTATTCACGAGGAGCATCCCACGGTGCTAGAGGTTGACATACCCAAGGGGTGCGTTACTGCCTTGCCCTATGACCTGACCGTATTATAAATGGAAGTGATATTGATAGTAAGCGTTTGTGTATTAATGTTCGGGTCATTCTACCTGAGCATCACAAGCCACCTCCGTTAGTAACTTGTTAGTAACTTTTGCTAGTAAGTTGTGAGCGGGCGGGCCGCAGCCCGTATGCCAACTTACCCTGAAGAAAGTTATTCACAATCGTACCTCACCCCCTTGACAGGAGGGGCATTCGGTGGTATATTGTACCAATGAAAGACAACATTATAGACCTCGCCTTTATCGTAGCCATTAGCGCGGGCCTTATCATTAGATTAGCAACTATTTAACAGGTAGGTCTACGGATGTCCTACCCTCTATGAGATAATGTACGCAGACATAAACAAAGAAGGAAACAAACAATGGAATACAAACACACATACAAACTGATGCAAGGCGACACCGAACTAGCTTGGCATGACGATATCGACACGCTGATCGAGATAGCTCAAGTGATAGTTTTGGACGCTTATGAAAAGGGAGCAATTATCTTCAAAGCGGAGATTTTTGCTTACACCGAGGACGGACGCACCGACTTTCACCCTCTGTGGAGTGATGCAGAGGTTCAGGCGTATGACGCAGGACTTATGGAGATATGAAAGAATTTAAGGGGTGGGACTACGGATGTCCCACCCTGTGTGTTATATTACTATTATGAAGATCGAAATCGGAGTAACAAGCCCATCCCCTCAAGTAGCCGAAGCAGTACGTCAGCACCTCGGCCTATCCACTCACACCTATGAGCTTTGGTTCTTGGGTGACATGGTAGGCGAGCCGCAGACAAAGAACCGCACAACCCTTAACGCGCTATTGCAAGAAGCGCACCAGATGCTTACCGATGCCGCCTCTGTTGGTGGTGTTGTTGGTGAAGCAGAGATCGTGCATCGTTGGGGCGAGCATGGTCAACACGACGAGACAGTGTGGAGCATGAGTATTGACGAATTTACAAAAGGCCACCGTTTACCTATCAAAGCACTATGAAAACAAGAAACATCATTAACAGTAACAACGAAGACACAAGCGAACCCTTTGCAGTAGCCCTGCACGTCATCCTACGCAACTTCTGGGAGTACTACCTAGAAGAGCCAGACGAGAACGGCGTAGCCTTTGGCTATGTGATGGGTGTTGAGAATGAGTGGGGCAGCGTTTCAATGGAGGAGCTGAAGCCCTACATCATCAGTACAGCCAAGGGTGCAGCCCTTGACGAGGTTATGCCACCGCAAGGCTATCACTGGGAAGACGAATCATAGTAACAAGCAAGGACACAAGCATTATGTAAACAACCCATTAACATATCAGCCCCAAGCTAGTAACTTGGCATGGGAGCTGCCGCACGCCGGATGCCAACTTACTCTGAAAAAGTTATTCACAACCCTTGACAAGCACCTCTTTGTGTGGTATATTATATCTAATGAAAAACAACCTACGAAACATCAACAAAACTGACCTCGCAGCAACTATCACCGTCCTTTTCTGGATAACCTCTGTTGTAACAGCATGGTGCGTGGGTCACTAGAAAGTTATTCACAACCCCTTGACAAACACCATTTTATAGAGTATATTATACCAATGAACGAGAACATTACCCAAGAGCCGATGGTTGCAGAGATTGTCTCTGTGACACTCACCGCGCAAGAACTTGAGCAACTCAAGCAAACTGGTTCCACGCAAGCCAGCAACAGCAGCGAGGCTTTTGAGCTTCCGCAAGGCCCAGCTTTTCTCAATGGTCAATGGCATTGCTAGAGAGTCCAATTTTATAAAAAGAAAAACTATGAACAAAAACACTGACAACTTCGGAAACGTCATCCCTGAAGGATGGGAACTTGACCCTGTTTGGGGAAACATTAACGGGGCCATCAAGCCCATCGCCAAGCCCACCGATTTCGGTGCGCCTCGCCCCGATGAGTCTAGCCCACTTTGGAATGATTGGGCAGCCAACAACCCAACCCCACAAGCCAAGGCTCTTGGTCAAGCGAACATTGCCAGCAACCTTGCCGGCTCTTTATTGAATTCTCGTGGGATTCTTGGCTCGGCTGCTCGTCCAATCGAAAAATGAACGAACAACCACCAGTCCCAGACTTTGCCGTGTTTCAAAACAGTCGCACGCAAGAGTCTGCCATCTGGACAAAAGAAGACGGCTGGCGTAAGTGTGAGCGCAATGAGTATCCGGCCATGCTTATCGTTGTGACTTTGCTGCGCGAGTCTCCCGACCCACAGGAGACCATGCAACAAATTGCCAAGATGATGCGGGAAGGAGGGGGACTAGTATGAAAGTCTGCTAATACTATAGCATGCCCCCCCTTTTAAAAAAAACATATTAACAACTTATTAACATAGTGGCGGGTGGGGGCTTAAAATTTATCTGCCCGACAAAAAAACCCCCTAGTGAATATATATTAATAATTATTTAAAATTATTCGCGCGCGGTATTTAATTGATTTTGCGCTTTTATTTGCTATTATAAAAACATTGTGAAGGGAATTATATTAGCGGGGGGTAGTGGAACAAGGCTGTATCCGACCACCCAAATACAAAATAAAGGTTTATTACCAATATATGATAAACCAATGATATATTATCCATTATGTACATTAATTGAAAGCGGCATAAAAGATATATGTTTAATCTCTTCCCCTGATCAAATTAATCACTATAGAAAGCTATTAGGCAATGGAAGTAAATTTGGTATTAAAATATGTTATAAAACTCAAAAAACTCCCGCAGGAATCGCGCAGGCTTTTTTAATTGCTAAAACCTTTATTAAAGGAAGTAAAGTCGCGCTAATACTTGGTGATAATATTTTCTATGGAAGCCGTGTGTTTAGTCGGGCCTTTCGAGGCTTCAGATCCGGGGGTACTATATTTGGGTACGAAGTAAAAGACCCCACAAGATATGGTGTAGTAAATTTTGAAGATGGAAAACTCGGTAGCGTAATAGAGAAACCAGAAAAACCAACAAGTAACTATGCGGTTCCGGGACTATACTTGTTTGATAAAGACGTTGCTGAAATTACTAAAAAATATGTAACTCCTTCTAAAAGGGGGGAACTTGAAATAACTTCTGTAATTAATCAATATATTGCAAGAAAATCAGTAAAACTAGTAAAAATCAATAGAGGTTGTGCGTGGCTTGACGCTGGAACTCCTAAATCTTTGCATGATTCAGCAGAATACATTAAAGTCATAGAAGAAAGACAAGGAATTAAAATTGGTTGCGTCGAAGAAGCTGCTTTTAAAAGAAAATTCTTAAAAAAAGCTGAATTAATAGACATAGTGGCCAAAATGCCAGATAGTGATTACAAAGAGTATATAGAAGGATTATTATGATATTAGTATTAGGACAAACCGGATACATAGGAACTCAATTCATAAATGAGTTAGAATATAGGAAATTACCATATAGAGGCATATCGCGGGTAGATATAAATTATTGTAATTATTCCGACTTATATTCTTTCTTAACCACTTCTGATCTTAGGGGCTATGATTTAATTATTAATTGCGCTGGATACATAGGGAGACCGAACGTAGACGCTTGCGAAGACCATAAGGCAGAAACGATAGAAGGAAATGTTGTATTACCAAAAATGTTGTCAGACATTTGCGTGGAAACAGGTTATACAAAATTGATGCATATTTCTTCTGGATGTATCTACAATGGGTATACGAAAAGCTACACCGAGGAAGACCCACCCGATTTTTGTTTTAAAACTAATAATGGTTCTTTTTATTCTGGATGCAAAGCCCTAGCTGAAGATTTAATTGATAAAGATAATTCTTATATTTGTCGTTTGAGAATTCCTTTTGATGAATTTGACAATTCTCGAAATTATTTTAGCAAATTAAAAAATTATGATAAATTATTAAACGCAGAAAACTCTATCTCTCATAGAGCTGATTTTGTTAAAGCATGTTTAGATTTATATGAAATGAATTGTGATACCGGCATTTACAATGTCGTTAACACCGGCTCGGTGACAACCGCTTGGGTTACGCAGCAGATGGCTTATCATAATATTAAAAATGATTTTAGCTTTTTTCAAAGCGAAGAAGAATTTTATAAATTTGGAGCAATAGCTCCAAGATCTAATTGTTTGCTCGACAACTCTAAACTATTATCATCAGGCGTTAAAATAAGAGATACAAAAGAAGCTATAGACGATTCCCTGTCAAACTGGGTGAGCCAATGAAATTAACAATTTATATAGCTGTAAATCAAGACTATTATGAATTTTCCAAAATTCTACTCGGCTCTTTGTCGGAAAACTTTCCAAACGAAAAAATTAAAAAAATTATAATTAATGATTTAGGTTTGTTGGAGGAGCAGAAGGATTGGATAATTAATACTATTGATAAAGTAGAATTTATGAAAACTACGGCAATAGCAATTTCATCAGGACCTGAAGTTCACACAGAAAAATGGAGACTAGCAGTCAGTCAAAAAACGGTTGGGTTATATCAAATATGCAAAAAAGAAAACTACCCCATATTAATGCTTGATTGTGATATGTATGTTGTTAAGGATTTTTCTAACGAAGTTTATGATGAATGTGATATACAAGTATGTAAGCGCCCCGTTTTAACAAACAACGCAGGATATAGATTAGATTACATAGGGTGTTGGTTTTTGGTTCACACTGACTGGGGAAAAGAATTTGTGGAATCATGGATAAGAACTATTCCTCATATGCGTGGAGGGCACAAGGAAACCCCCGCTTTATGCTCTCTTATCTCCACGACCAAAGACCGTTACTTAACGAAAGAAAACCTCGAAAATGCAGTGGCTTCCTTAAACGCTAAGGAGCACGCCGATTATCGACGCACTTCTAAGATATTACATTTTAAAAGCAAGCCATTTTACGGACGCCATACTCAAAGCTTGCGCGAGCGAATTTTAAACGTAAGCGATATTCCTTACGAAATAAAAGAAAACATTGAAAGATATTTATCGTCATGATTGTTTCTCAGTTCGATAAAAAATATTTAGAGTGGGGAAAAATTTTAACAAAAACCTCAGGAGAAAAACTTCCTAACCATAAATTGTTTTTGTCAACAGTAAACCTTAATGACCAAGATATAGAACAACTCACAAACCTTCACCACGACATAATTATTACCAATGAAATCATTGACGAAAAAAGCGTGCCGAAAGTAAAAACTAGAAATCGCTGGGGTGGAACAGTCGGAAACCATATGCCCGAGTTTATGGCTTGCCGAAAAGCCAAGGTTCTTTCGTGGGCTTTTAAAAAATTTTTAAATGAAGAATTATTTATTATGACTGACGCTGATGTTTTTATTAATAAAGGTTTTTCGTTTGAGGAGGAAATGGGCGATGATGACGCACTGCTTTTGGTAGGTGAGGACCCAAGTCCTACAGCGGTGGGACAAGGATTTCATAATCAAATTAGAAGCGGTGTAATGGCGTTAAAAAATAATTTAGCCTGTAAGGCCTTAGTAGACTCTTGGGTTAACAGCATGAACGTTCATAATAAAATAGACAAAATTGAAAAGGGGCATTGGTTTTGGGACCAAGTAACTCTTAAAATTACAGTGGAAGAATTAATTTCTCGAAAAATATTAAAAATAAGAAAATTACCTCACGAAAATTTTATAAATTCCTCTTTTGATAAAGACGCTTATATGTGGTCTGCTCACACGGGGGGAGAAAAAGGTAAAAAAAACTCTCTTAAACATTTTCAAGAAAAAGCAAATATAAATAAATATAGAATTTCTGTTGTTACTCCTTGCTGGGGCAGACCAGAGCAAACGAAAATCTCTATTTTAAAACTGTTAAATCAAAACATAAATAATTGGGAAGCTTTTATTATTGGGGACGGATGCCCAGAGTTTAAGTCCAAAATTTTAACCGATGAAGAAATATTAAAAAAAATACAAGAGCGCAGGCTAGAAGGAAATAGCATAATTTTTAAAAATAACCCAGAACATAAAGGGGGATGGGGTTACTCAATTATAAATTACGCCATACGAAATGCTCTCGGAAAATATTTCTTGTTCGGAGCAAACGATGACGAAATGGCTAACGATCATTTTGAACATTATTTATCTGAGATAGAAGGCACAGATTATGATTTTGTTTATTATAACACTTTTATAAGAAGCTCTAAACAAGACTACATAAGGGTTCCTCAGCTAATTCCAGATCGCATTGGTCATGCTGAGTTAATAATTAAAACAGATTTTTTAAAAAAAATGCCCCCAACAGAAGCTTTTTATGGACATGATTGGAAATTGATTGTAGATATGTTAGAAGCTAAAGCCAAAAATAAAAAAAGCAAATCAGCCCGAACCACTTACATAGTGGGCGGAACCCCTGCTGATAGACCCCTATGAAATCAAAAAACAAAATAGGAATCTGCGGGCTAGGTAATATGGGTTCAAAGCATCTTAAGGTCTACAAATCTAACAATAATGCTCAGGTAGATTCAGTGTTTGACCCGGAGCACATTAATAAAAAATATACAAACTATAACTCTTTTTTAGATTCTTGCAAAAATTTAGATGGCGTATCAATTTGCTCACCTTCAGGAACACATGCTAAAACTGCTTTAGATATATTAAAAATTAATCCAAAAATAAAACTGCTAATTGAAAAACCAATAGATTCTAGCTTAGATCTCGCCAAGAAACTTCTTCCATATAAAAAGAATATTTTCGTAGGACATATAGAAAGATATAATCCCGTGGTTCTGAAAATAAAAGAAGTTATTAAAGACAAAAAAATATTAACCTTCAGCATAAAAAGGCTAGGCATACATCAACCAACTATAAAAAATGATAGCGTGGTTTTAGATTTAATGATCCACGATATAGATATAGTTCGTTTTCTTTGGAAAGGCTTAAATCAAGAGCAAAAAACGAAAAAAATTTTTAAAGAAAAAAACAATATAGTTTACGCTCTAGCTTCTTTTTTATACAACGATATATATTTTTTACTCGAGTCTTCTTGGATAAGCCCACAAAAACTAAGACAAATAAAGATCCTCACCCCCGAATCTCTTTACTCCGGAGACCTGATAACCCAAACGCTTACCAAGGAATCTCGCTTCGGAATGAAAGAAAACATAAGAATAAAAAAGCTAGAACCACTTAAAGAAGAGATTTTCAATTTTATTAAATTTATTAATAACGAACCTCATGAAAAATGTACCCTAGAAGAGTCTATAAAAAATTTAGAAACAATTTGCGAATATGAGTAATGAAATTATATCACCAATTTTTTCAGAAAAAAATTACCAAGGGAAAGATATTGTCCTTGAGGGCATCCGTATTCCTCTAAGGGGGCAATATTCTCTCGACCTTCTGGATAAATTTTCAAACAATTCTAGGAGAGTCATCAAATTAGAGAGACCAGACTTAGACATTGAGTATCGCGAGCTTATCGAAAACGATTTAGATCTGCTTCGAAATATGTGGTTTGATCCTAATGACGAAACATTTCCGAGGGACTTGTCGTCCCACATAGGCTTTGTTTTACTGAAGGATGGGGAGGTTGTCGGTGGGATTATTCTAAAGCCAATTGGTGATGTGCTTTTTATGCATCAATTAGTTGCTGGAGAAGAAGGAAAAAAAATAAAAGCCAGCACCCTATTGGTTTGGCACGCCGCACGCATGTTAACACGAAAAAAATGGCACTCAATTGACGTTGGCGTCTCGTATAATCCAGCAAGATATAATTTTTTTCGACATTTTGCCGTTGAAGAGTATCCCATTATTTTAAAAAAACCATTTTACACTCCGATAATACGCTTTTCGCCATTCAAAAGTTTTCGGGACATAGAAGATTCGGATAGTAAAAAGCCGCACAAATGGCTTGATCCAAATACGCCGCATACTTTCGTTCCTAGGGGTAGTTATGCTATAAGCACATTATTAAAATATTTAAAAATAGGAAAGGGAGACAAGGTGGGGATCATCAAAACATTTGACACCGCTTTCGTTTCGGGCTGCGTTACACAAGCCGTTAAGAATGTCGGCGCCGCATATGTAGTTAATCAAGGGGAATCATTACCAGACTGTAAGGTGGTGCTACTCATCCATGAATTTGGCATACCAATATCGCAAGGCAACGAATTAGTTATGGTCGCTAGAGATCTCGGGTTAAAAATTATTGAAGACTGCGCGTGGAGAGAGGACAAAGTTTTTCATTTCAGCGACTATTCTATATTTTCGTCTCAAAAAATTTATGATATGAATTACGGCGGACTCATAATCGGCACTTCGATTCCAAGCGAAGAACTATGGGGTTATGGCGCTTATGATTTCGTGAAGGCAAAGCGTTTTAAAAAAGATCTGCAAAATCAATGTGTTAATATCGAGTCTAGAATAAATAACTGGACTCAATTTCATGATTATGTTTGTGCGGAAGGGTGGGCCGCATACGAAGGCAAAGACATAGAAGGTTTTATAAAAAATAAAAAATGGGCCCCCACCGTTTACATGATCGATTTTGGCACGGGGAACTTTGAAGATGGAGATAAAATCGTCGGCGAGCTCATCGAAAGGCTGGAACAGTTTGGTATTCAATCTGGCAAATACCACCCAAGCGCCGTGTTATATGTTCCCATTCACGATAATATGTCATCTGAGGACGTTAGGTACATGTTCGCCGTCATAAGGGGGTATTTTAATAGCTGTAATGCTTATGTATCGAGTTAAATTATATGTAGCAAATGATGCCGGAGAAGTTTCTACGAAAATTATTAGCTCTCTAGGGGGCGTACAAATTGTGGAGGACAATCCTGACATTATTTTTTCTGCGTCATGGCCCCATAGAATAACAAAAGAAATGAGAGAGCAAGCTCGATTATGCGCTGTAAATATTCACACGGGATTATTACCACAGCAACGTGGCGTACAACCATTAAATTGGGCATTAATTTGGGGAGACAAGCAGGCTGGCGTAACTATTCATGAAATGGTTGATTCATTTGACGCCGGCGACATAGTTCTCCAAGCTCCTGTGTCTATCGGAGAACATGACACAATTAATGATTTAAAACATAAGTGCTTTAAAGAATTTGAGCCTTTAATAAAAAAATTCTTTGAAAAACCTAAATTTTATTTAGATAAAGCTGTTCAACAAAATCAAGCTAATGTTACTTACGCCCCGAAACGTAGATATGAAGATAGTCAAATAAATATTAATGCAAGCAATGAAGAAAAATATAGATTATTCCGTGCGTGTGACCCCGAAGAATACCCCGCGTTTGTTATTGAAGGAAAAGTAAAGCGATTAGTCAAAAGGGTAACTCCTCAGGGGGAAATTATATACAAAAATTGATAAAAAACCATGAACTTACTAGTAACAGGAGGATGCGGGTTTATCGGCTCTAACTTTATAGAGCGCGTTATAAACAAAAAACAAATTTACAAGCTTGTTAATGTAGACTGTCTTTCTTACGCAGGTTCACTTGATAACACGAAAAAAGTTTACAAAAACCCCAAATACCTTCTAGAAAATTACAACTTGTCAAACTACGGAAAAGTGTACGACACCTTTTACAAGCATGATATAACACACGTAGTCCATCTCGCTGCAGAAACACACGTAGATAACTCTATATTGGACGCTGACGCGTTTTTATCGGCAAACGTACTCGGGACACACAACTTACTTAAAGCGGCCTTAAAATTCAAAATACAGCGATTTCATCACGTATCAACAGACGAAGTGTACGGACACTTGAATGTGGGAGACAAGAAGTTTTCGGAAAGCACTCCGTACGATCCAAGGAACCCGTATTCCGCGTCGAAAGCAGCTTCTGATTTTTTGGTAAGATCTTATTTTCACACACACAGCTTGCCGATAACGATTTCAAATTGCAGCAACAACTATGGCCCAAACCAGCACAAAGAAAAATTTATACCCACCGTTATTGACTCATTGTTAAACGAGGCCAAAATACCTGTTTATGGCAAGGGGGACAATATCAGGGATTGGATTTATGTGAGCGACCACTGTGACGCTATATGGAAGATCTTAAAAAAGGGCAGACTAGGAGAAACATACTTGGTTGGCGCAAATTGTGAAAAAACAAATTTAGAAATAATACACGAAATTTGTAAAATATTGAAAAAGGATCCTAATGACTTCATTTCGTTTGTAAAGGATCGTTTAGGTCATGACTTTAGATATGCGATTAATAACAGTAGAGTAGTTAAAGAATTAAAGTGGAAACCCAAAACCAGCTTGAAAAGCGGCCTTAAAAAGGCTATAGATTATTATGCATGAAACACTAATAAAAGACGTAAAACTTCACGTTGACGGAATTTCTTCTGGTGACAAGGATAACATGGTTTTAAAGGGATGGTGCGCCTCTGACGCTACGAGTGTAAAAAAAATAAGGTTATTCGCTAACAAGAACTTTTCCTTTAACGGAAAATATGGTGACGAAAGAAAAGATGTTTATAAATTTTACGAAAAAAATGAAAAATTTTTAAATTCTGGGTTTGTTATTCCTGTCTCGGAAAAATTAAAAACAGATGAAGATATTTTCCTGCAAATTTTACACAAAAACAAATGGCAAAATGTTAAAAAGATAGACGCCAGCTTAGGTTTTCGGCTGAAAGAAATAGATTTTAGCTTTGATTTAAATAAAACCTTAGACACCAATTTAATTGTTGTTGATGATTTTTACAAAGATCCTTACCACATAAGGGATTTCGCTCTATCCAGAGGCTCTTTCAGCCCCCACCCGCAATATCACAAAGGGCAAAGAACTGAAGAAAATTTTAGGCCAGACGGGGTAAAAGAAATTTTGGGTAAACTTTTACACAAAAAAATAAAAAATTGGGAAACTCATGGAGCTAATGGAGTTTTTCAGTTTTGCACGTCGGAAGACCCCTTGGTTTATCATGTTGATACACAGTCTTATGCCGCCGTTGTTTTTCTAACTCCCGACGCTCCACCCGAAAGCGGCACAACATTTTACAGAAGTAAAGTTAACGGCTTAAGAGAAAACCCTACAGATAAAATATCTAAACAACTAAACAAAAGCAAAGAACAATTAAGATCTGAAATTTTTAAAAATGGATTTTACGACAAAACCCAATTTGAAACAGTTGATGTTATTGGCAATGTGTTTAATAGACTCGTCGTTTGGGACGCCAAATTAATACACGCTGCATCTGAATACTTTGGGGAGAACAAATACAACTCAAGGCTTTTTCATATGTTCTTTTTTGACGCGGAAGACTAATGAAGCTAGCTGTCGTTCAACCCAATTTTTTTCCGTTTAAAGCTTATTACGATTTAGCCAAAAGGGTAGATAAGTTCATTTTTTTAGACGACACGCCCTACAATAACAAAAGCTGGGTAAACAAGACAATTCTCAATTTAAATTCCAAGGATTACTATTTTAGGGTACCCCTAAAACATAACCCAAAAGACATGATCCTAACCAAGGATATAAAACCCAAAAGCCAAAGCTGGAAAAAGAAATTTTTAAAAATTATCAAAGTTCAATACAAGCGCTCCCCGAACTTTGACGTAATGTACCCTCTTGTAAAAGAAATTATTAATATCCCCACCGAGTGCTTTGCTCATACATCTGCGTATAGTGTATTTAGGTTAGCCCACAGCATACTTGATTCTAAAGCTAAGTTTACTTTTTCTTCGATGGGATACAGTAAAGTTAAAGTGTCGTTTTATGAAAAAATTCTTTATATATGTAAAAAAGAAAAAGCCACCATGCTTTATACCTTTGCCGGGACCCGAGGCTCTTTTGACGAGAAAAAATTTACTAACAATGGTATTGGCGTAAGTTATTTTACTTCTTATTCCAAAAATTATTCAATAATTGACGAGATTATGAATAATTATTCTTATAGAGATATACTTGTAAAAGAGTGTAATCTTTTGCAAGATGAAAGAACATGAGTCTTCAGAAAACAGGGGGCAGCGCAGCAAAGTAAAAATTCGTGGTGACAGAAAAACTGCAAAAGACCTAACGGAAACCAGCAGAAAGGCTCCCAAAACCCCGAATCCAATAAAAAGGCAAATAAAGTTAAATCAGTTTTCTTGGACCGACAAGCAAAAAGAATTTTTTAGAGTAGCTTTAGATCCTTCGACTAACGTGGTTTTTGTTAATGGTCCAGCGGGCACAGCAAAGACTCTCCTTTCTGTGTATTGTGGTCTTCAGCTTTTAAATATGAAGGCGGCAGACGATATAATGTACTTACGGTCTGCCGTAGAAAGTTCCGATAAAAGCTTGGGATATCTCCCCGGTGATGCTAACGAAAAACTAAGATTCTATAATCTACCCTTCCTTGACAAGCTAGACGAATTATTAACAGAGAGCACCGCCCAAAAATTAGAAGACCAAAAAAGGGTTTCCATGTTCCCAGTAAATTTCGCTAGAGGTATGAACTGGAAATATAAGTGCATTATCCTTGACGAAGCTCAAAACAGCTCCATAAAAGAAATTATAACTGTCCTCACCAGAATGGGAGAAGGATGTAGATGTTTCATACTGGCTGACCCAATGCAAACTGATTTAAAAAATGAAAATTCACATGGCGGATTTGAAGGGTTATCACATATTTTTTCCGACGAAGAAAGCATTAAAATGGGAATATATACGTTTGAATTTTCGGAGGAGGACATTATGAGGTCGGAGTTAGTTAAGTTTTTAATTAAAAAAATCCACCAATTTGCAGAGGAGGAATAAATGCACCCGGCCCTAAGGAAGGAATTTAAAAATCTTAAAGCCCTATCCGAGAAAAAGGGTATCTCTCTCGCTCTTATAGAGACTCAATTAGAGAATGTTGTTTTTATTTCTTGTGACGAACGACTTGTATGCTTGGCTTTGGAAGAAGGAAAAATACACAATATGCTGTCCTGTTTTAAGGTTAATCTTGATAAATGGAAATGGGCAGAGGAAGAGGGGTTTAGCATTAAAGAAGGGATACCTAATGATTTGGCTGCGGAAATTTTAATTAAATTCAATACTCCAAACGAATATTTAAAATATCTAAATCTTTAAGAACCGTGGTAATTTCGGCGATGCTGCTCTGTCCAGTGATTTTCTTTACTTAATCCATTTTGCTCTATATAGATTTCTGCATCATGAGCTAGGGAATTTATTTTTTGAAAATACAGAGCAAGTTGATCATTGTTACTTTTACAAAAAGGAAAGCTTAAATCCATGATTTTTTTTAGATCTTTTTTCATTTTTTGCGTCTAAAGCTAATTACACATAAATTTTTATATTTCTTTTTTAAAAGCTTTATAATATAATTATAAACATGAAAACATACTGCTATAGTTGCGGAGCAAAATCAGAGTTCTCCCCTAAAGATAAGCCCAAGTTCTGTGCGAAATGTGGAATTTCCTTCCTAGATGGATCAAAAAGAGGAGGGCAAGAGAATCCTGCGCCGGCGGCGGGCGCCTACGAAGAAGAGGAGGAGGACAACGTAAGTATTCCGACTATAGACGGTCTTGACTATGAATTTGACGATAATTCATTAAGCGCCAAAGGGGAAAAACTTGGGGCTATAATGGGAACTTTAGAAAACGATCAGGCGAGTGTCATGCCAGCGGCAAATATGCCAAAAATGACGAAAGATGAAGCTATGGAAATGTTTCGAAAAGAAGCAGGAGCAATAAGAGAAAACCCAAAAAAGAAAGATGCCAAAACATGAGAATAAAACTACAACAGAGAAGCCTACGTTTGAAGAATCTATAGGCTTTATAGATGGAGAAATTAATAAAAGAAAAGGTAAATGGAATCTAACCTCTCTTCATTGGTTAGACTATGATGATGTATCACAAATAATAAGAATACATATCCATGAAAAATGGCACCTGTATAATCCCGAAAAACCCCTAGGCCCTTGGATTAATAGAATAATCTCAAACCAAATAAAAAATCTCATAAGAAATAATTATGGAAATTTTAGCAGACCATGTTTAAAATGCGAGGCGGCAGAACCTAACGATTTATGTAAAATATACGAAAAACAATGTAACGAGTGCCCTCTTTACGCTAAATGGGAGAAAACAAAAAAGAAAGCATATAATGTAAAAATACCATTAGCTCTAGACGATCATTTACATGAAATTAATTATATGTCTTGGGAAGACGGAATTAATATAGAAAAATACGCCAAAAACCTACATGATAAAATGAGACAAATTTTAAAACCAAACGAATGGATAGTTTATGAGGGATTATTTATAAATAACTTAGAGGAAGAAGAAGTCTCTAATTTGTTGGGATTTAAATCAAACGAAAAAAACAGAAAACCCGGATACAAACAAATTAAAAACCTTAGAAAAAAAGTTATGGAAAAAGTTAAAAAATGCTTAGGCAAGGGAGACATTGATATACTATGAAAATAATAGACAATATAGCAGACGGATTATACCTTGGGCCCTCCACAATACCGGGCTCAGGAGTGGGGCTTTTTACTAGCAAAGATATAGGCGGCGGGGTGCCAGTGGCCGAATACAAAGGAGATGTGTTCGAACAAAATCCCGCCGACATGGAAAAGCTTTACGCAAGATACAACTACACTTTAAAGGGTGGTCTTCTTACGCGGGAATTAAGTTATTCTATAGCTCACCCCCCTTCTAAGAGCGTGATAGATTGTCATCCGATTTTCTGTCAAAGCGAAATAGGATTAGGAGGATTTGTTAATGACGCACAGACTTTTGAACAACGTCAAGATAGACCAGAGTCGCTAGACAATACTAACGACTTGCTGGGATATTGGCTTAGCGCTGGTTATAATGGTTATTTTTGGTTTTTTCCGAATCAACCTAGAGCCTATGTATTAAGCTTCAGAGGGATAAAGGCTGGGGAAGAAATTTTTGTTGATTATGGTGACGATTATTGGAAAACAGACGAAAGAAGGAAAAAGGAAAACGAAATAGATAAGCCCCTTCTCAAAGAGGGAGAGGCAGGGGACGAACAAATGGAGAGGGTAACAAACCCAGCTCATTGGAGCACCCTAGAAAAGGGGATGAAGCAACGGGCGGAAGATATAGGGAAAGCACTTGAGGTGCATGAGCCAGACGAGGGGGGGCGGTGCAAAGATCCCAAAAAAATCCCCAAAAAAGCGAAAGCTCCCCACACCTATGATGGCTAAATTCAAATTAACAAATGAACAAGGGGAAATTATTTTAGAAGAATGGAATTCTAGACTTGAAAATCCCCCCTCATTGCTAGAGCTCATACAACTTGCTTTCCCCGGGCAAAACTTGGACGGAAGAACTAAGGAGGGAAGAGCTGTAAAAGCTTTTTTGGCAACAAGAAAAATAAAAGCTAGAGGAGCGCACGAATATCAAGCGAAAGAAAAAGTGACCCTGACAAACGAACATAAACAGTTCATAGAAAATAACGCATCTTTGATGAACGGAAGAGAGATAGCGTGTGTCGTATTTGCTAATAACGAACTTACAAATCTTCACCAAGAAGTCAGAACGGTTAATGACTATATAAAATCTTTAGACTTAGAGCCATACGAAAATCCCAACGAAGTTCCAAGCTCAGAATACAAAGCGCCAAAAACCTTTGATAAAACCGTTAACACAGTTAATAAGTACGTTAATGGTGCGATTGATAAAAACAAAATCACAAGTTCTGTCAAAAAAAATATTGATTCTTTAATAAACTATTTAAGCACTTATAGGTTTAGTCATCAAATTAATACTTATTCATCCCAGACAGATAGAGAATTATTTGAAAGTAGCTTTATAAGATATACCCATGACAAAGCAGACCTGTCCCAAGAAGAAGTAGACCAATATATAGTTCTTTCTACAGAAGTTATTATCGCCGCCAGTATTCAAAGAAGGACGGAAAGATTACAGCAATTGCTCGACAACGCGGCAGAAGACACGGAAGGAAGGCGCATTGCCATGGCTCTTGTAGACGCAATCAGCTCTGCTCAGACAGAGTACAATCAGTGCATTAATAGACAACAAAAATTGCTAGACTCCTTAAAGCAAAAAAGAAGCGACATACTCAAAAACAAAATTAAAGAAAACGCAAGCGTGCTAAATCTTGTTCAGCTCTGGAAGGAAGAAGAAAGCAGAAAGAAGCTAGTACAGCTAGCTAATATAAGAAAAAAAGCCGTGTCAGACGAAATAAAAAACCTAACTGGCATGGATGAAATTAAGTGTAGGATTTTGGGACTAAGCAAGGGAGAGGTTTTAGATGAGTAACGTCATTGTTCCAAGTCCGACTTGTCAAGCTTGCCAAAAAGAATTTGAAACGCACAGGCAATTACACGCTCACCTTAAAGCTCACGATTTAAGGGTTGTGGGGTATTATCAAAAGTATTTCCCAAGGTATGATCTTCACGATAACAACATTATTAAATACAAAACTTTAGAACAATATTTTTCTACAGATTTCAATTCTAGAACCAATCTTCGGCTTTGGCTCAAATCTGTTGAGGAGGACGAAGCGGAGACTTACTGTAAAAATATTTTATTAAAAAGAAAAAATGATAAGGGTCTTATTTATACCCCGACTCAAGTAGAACTTAGAACAATACTTTCACCACCCATTCAATATCTGCGAGAAATTCTAGATGGATATTACAAAGTCTGTGAAGAAATGGGGTTTAAAAATAAATATCAATTACCCTCGGAAATAGTTGAAGGAAAAGAGTACGCGAAGCCGCAATATTCTATACATATAGATACAAGAGAGCAACTCCCCTTAAAGTTTGATGATTACCGCACTAGGTCCACGACGTTATCCGTGGGAGACTATACTTTTAGCGAGCCCAAGCTAACCTGTAACTGCTATATAGAAAGAAAATCTTTGGCTGACTTTATTTCTACCATGAGCGTCAAAAACTTAGATAGATTTGAAAAAGAAATAATAAGAGCGGAAGACGAAAAAATTAACTTAATCATTTTAGTAGAAGACACCTTGGCTCACGCCGTCAGCTTTAAATATTTACCCCATATATCAAAAAAAATAAAGGCAACACCAGAATATATATTTCACAACGTAAGAGAACTAATACAAAAATACCCACATATTCAGTTCCTGTTTGTTGGTGGTAGAAAAGAGGCAGAAAGAGTAATTAAAAAAATATTTTTTAGTGGGTGTTTTTATAAAAAAATAGACCTTCAGTACGCGTACGATACGAAAGTTTTATAATGTGGTATTGTCCTGAAAAATACGAAGTCGAACCGGAAAACATCAACGAAAAGATGATGTCAATCGAAGGCTTCTTGTCAGACAAAGAAGCCAAGATAACATTGGCTAAATTTTTACATGCCAATTTAGGTTTTACAACGGAATTAATTTCAGGAATTAAGCTTGCTCCTTTTCAGGAAGTTACCCTCAGGGGCATGATGAATAGAAATTTTAGCATGTGTGTGTGGGGACGTGGTTGCGGTAAAACTTTTATAGCTTCGGTGTTTTGTTTTTTGCAGTGTATTTTTAATCCGGGAACTAAAATTCTTGTGGCTGGGCCAACTTTTCGTACGGCAAGATTTATATTTAGTAATTTAGAAAAATTGGTGGAGTCTAAGGGTGCAGAATTGTTGGCTCAATGTTTTGGGGCAAAAGTAAAGCGTAATGACCAATTTGAGTGGTCTATCAATGGGGGAACAATTACCGCGATTCCTCTCAACGGTGAAAAGATTCGTGGTTTTCGTGCAAATGTACTTTTATTAGACGAGTATCTTTTGCTTCCCGAAGACCTAATTAATACAGTCCTTATGCCCTTCTTGGTAGCTCCACAAAACATGAAGGAGCGCATAGAGATTAGGGAAATGGAGGATAAGTTGATTGAGTCGGGGCACATGGAAGAAGAAGATAGAATAGTCTTTGAGAATGACTCTAAAATGATAGCCCTATCTTCAGCTTCTTATACGTTTGAAAATTTATATAAAACTTATAAAGATTGGGCGAATCATGTTTACGATGATAAAAAATCAGACTCTTCGTATTTTATTTCTCAAATGGGGTACGAAGCTTTACCAGAACACATGATTGATCAAACAATTATTGAGGCAGCCCAAGACGGAGGAACGTCTAACGCTTCTTTTCAGCGTGAGTATTGCGCTATGTTTACAGACGGAAGTGATAGTTATTTTAGCGCAATCAAAATGCACGCATGCACTATCCCAGACGGCGAAGAACCAACAACCCTTATAAAAGGAAGGCAAGACAAAAAATACATAGTAGGCATTGACCCCAACATGAGTGATAGCCCAAGCGCGGACTACTTTGGAATAGCGATAATGGAAATTGATGAAGAAAAAGAAACATCTACGCTGGTACATAATTACGCTGGTTTAGGTAATTTAAATAAACACGTACAATACCTTTATTACATATTGGAAAATTTTGATCCAGTTTTAATTTCTATTGATAATGCCGGGGCAGATATGTTTATTGAAGCAGCTAATAACTCTAAGCTTTTTTTAGACGATAGAGTTAATTTAAAAACAATTGAATTTGATTCTAATAAAGAAGGAACCGATTACATTAAACAAGTAAGAGATTTTAAAAGATCGTATAATAAAGAAAATAAACAAATAGTATTTAATCAGGTTTTTTCAAGCGATTGGATAAGAAAAGCCAACGAGCTCTTACAGGCCAACATTGACTATAAAAAAATATGGTTTGCCTCTAGAACATCTGCGAACGGCTCAGAATTCGACAAACAAAGTACATACAAGATTAATTTAAAGCAGGTTAACGAAGATAATTTGGGAATGTTCATAGAAACTCAAGATGATCTAGTATATCAAGTTAAAAGACAGTGCGCGCTAGTAGAGGTAAAAACCACGGCAAGGGGGACTCAAACATTTGACCTGCCGCAGCATTTGAAGAGGAATACTAGCGCAAATAGAGCTAGAAAGGATAATTATACAGCCTTGCTGCTTGCGAACTGGGCGGTGAAGTGCTACTTTGACATGGAAAATTATAAGTTAAATGAAGGAAGTGCGACATTTATACCTAGAATGGTGTAATAAAAGCAGACGCAAATAAAAAAATAATCTAAAATTTAAAAAAATGAGCCAAAATAAACCAAACGCGAAAAGCACCCCGCAGAAGAGGAAAAGGGGGGCTCCGAAAAAAGCGGAAGCTTCAGCCATACCGTTAATGACTGCGACGGCTTCACACGAGTCTTTAGCTCATACATCTGAGACCTCCTACAGAAGAAACAAGGCTGGGTCCATAGAGAGAACAGACAAATTTACAAACATTGAAAACGGGCTTATTCCGTTCAAGCTTTATAGTGGGGCAGGCCAAACCGGAATCTCTATTAGGGATGCTGTAATTTTATGTCAAAAAGCTTATTATAATTTTTCTGTATTCAGGAACACCATTGATTTAATGACGGAATTTTCTACTAGCGATATCTTTTTTGAGGGGGGGAGCAAAAAATCGAGAAATTTTTTCGAGTCCTTATTTAACAAGGTAAACATATGGGACTTGCAAGATAGATTTTTTAGAGAATACTATAGATCAGGAAATGTTTTTTTGTATAGATTTGATGCAAAATTAAAACCTGCTGACGTTAAAAAAATTAGCCAAACTTTTGGGGGAAAATCTTCGAAAGTTAAAATTCCTTACAGATATGTAATCCTAAATCCCGCGGACGTAACAATAGCTGGCTCTTTAAACTTTGGTTCGCAGTCTAGAAGATATCATAAAGTACTTACCGATTGGGAGCTTGAGAAAATAAGAAATCCCAAGACCGAGGAAGATAAAGAAATCTATGACGCTCTTCCGGACGAAACTAAGAAAGCCATAAAGCGGGCGCCGCTTTCAACAACGGTTACAATCGAACTAGACGGAGAAAGGTTTTCGGCGGTATTCTACAAAAAGCAAGATTACGAACCGTACGCTGTACCTATGGGTTATCCGGTCTTAGAAGATTTAAACCATAAGGCCGAACTTAAAAGAATGGACATGGCAATTACAAGAACGGTTCAACAAGCCATTCTTTTGGTAACTATGGGGAATGAGCCCGAAAAGGGAGGGATCAATCAAGAAAACCTTATAAAAATGCAGGCTCTTTTTGAAAATCAATCGGTTGGAAGAGTTTTAATTGCTGATTATACAACCAAAGCTCAATTCGTTATTCCTCAGGTGTCTGACATTCTTGATCCAAAAAAATATGAAGTAGTTAACTCGGATATTAACGCTGGCCTTAACAACATGCTTACTGGCGTGGGTGCTGCTGGAGAAAAATTTGCAAACCAGCAAGGAAAAGTTGAAGTGTTTATTGCTAGGCTTAGGCAGGCTAGAAAAACGTTTTTAAATGATTTTCTTTTGCCCGAAGTTAAAAAAATATCTAAAACCCTTGGATTTAAGAATTACCCTACGCCAAAATTTGAAGAAATCTTATTAAGAGACAATACTCAAAAATACAGGGTATACACCAGAATGGCAGAACTTGGACTATTGACTCCCGAAGAACTTTTCCAAGCACTGAATTCAAACAGGCTCCCCAACAAAGAAGACTCTACCGAATCTCAGAAGCAATATCTGAATGATCGAGATGATGGGCTTTATTTCCCCTTGGTTGGAGGCTCTCCCACAGAAAATCCGGCCATGGAATCTTGGGAAGCTCCAGAGCCAAAGAATGTGGTTGACCCGAGCAAAGAGACACAAAAAAGTCAAACCACCTCCCCAAACAACGGAAGGCCCTCGGGAACAGACGGCATTCCCCAAGAAAGAGAGAAAGCTGCAGCGAAACAAAAATACAGTTTCGAAGAAGTAAGAGCAAACATCGTCAAGTCTCAAGGCTTGGAAAAGAAAGTTGAAAAACAACTCAGAAAAATACACAAAAAAACAAGACTTACCAAAGCTCAGAAAGAGATCGCACAAACCATTGGGCACATAATTATTGCTAACGAAACCCCCGATAATTGGGAAAAGTCTGTTGAGAAATATTGCAAAACCCCAGCAGACCAAAACGAAAAGCAGGTTAGAGCGGTAGAAGAAATAGCCTTTGAGCATCAGCTAGACACTTTCATGGCAAGTATACTGTATCATAGCAAAACAGAGGAAAAAAATGAACTTTAGAGATACGGGGCAAAAAGATTCTGGGAATGTTATAAGTAGAGATTCTACTTATCTAAGCGCAAATGATGGCTTACTTATTCCCGCGTGTAACGCAGACAAAAGCATTATCGTGTATGACGTATTGTCTTACGGCGCTGGCACGTTAGGCACTGCTGCTGACGGTGGAGGAACTCGCCTCGGCTTCATAAATGCAGGACACAACGAATATGGCGTCTCACTCATAGTCCCCGCTGGTCAAGGCGTATATACCAACGCCCAAAGCGGGAACATAACAATTACTTATGCTGTTGTAGATGGTCTTCCTGCTAGCCGTATAACTAATGTAAGCTCAGGAGGAGGAGCAACTACGACCAC